ATGCCACAATTGTGGCGTAAGGAGAAAAACTAGTGAGCAATCCTACGAGTTCGTTTGGCTGGCAAATGCCCACGGCCACAGATTTGGTTACAGATTTGCCTGCCGATTTTGAGGTTTTTGGTCAAGCGGTCGATTCATCAATGGCTGATTTATTAGGTGGCACAGCAGGCCAGATTCTTGCAAAAAATACAAATGCCAACATGGATTTTGTGTGGATCACAAATGATGTTGGTGACATTACAGCTGTGAATACAACTGCACCATTGCAAGGTGGTGGAACAAGCGGTGCTCTTACATTGTCAATTGACTCTGGCTCAACAACTGTTGTGGGCGCTGTTCAATTAGAAGATTCAACAGCGAGCACATCAACAACAAAAGCTGCAACGCCAAATTCGGTCAAATCGGCTTATGATCTTGCTAATGGTGCAATTGCCAAAACAACAGTTACAACAGCCGGAGACATTATTTATCGCAATGCAACTGTGCCAACACGCTTGGGAATTGGTACGGCTGGACAGGTTTTGCAAGTCAATTCAGGTGCAACGGCTCCAGAATGGGCGACTCCTTCGGCTGGTGGAATGACAGTTTTGGCGTCAGGTTCACTTAGCGGGTCAAGCCTTGCTTTAACTTCAATTTCACAGGCTTACACCGATTTGAGATTGAATGTATATAATTTTAACGGTGGTACAACAGGTTACACGGTAAGCATTTCAACGATTAACGGCAACGGAAACACTGCTTACATAAAGGACACCGCGAGCGCTCGTGCGTTAGACGGAACTTTTAACACAACACCCACACAAATCAACAGTCTAGCCTTGACAAACAACGCTGGTTCAAATGTGTTTCAATTTGAATTGTTTAATTATTCTTCAGCCGTGCCACATCAAGGTCAATTCTATTTAGGTGCTGGTCAGGCTTCAGGCGGCCCGCAACAGTATTTTCAGGCGGGGTCTTTTTACAACCAAAATTCAACGGCAATCACTGCTTTGACTTTTGCGATTAGCACAGGAACATTTAACGCTGGAACATACATTCTATATGGGGTGAAATAATGACTAAACCAATTATTCTTGAACATAACGTGGAAACAAATGAAGTCATTGAACGTGAAATGACAAATGCAGAATATGCAGAATATCAAAAGCAACAAGAAGCAATTGCAAAAGGCGCAGAATTGCAAGCAGAAGCCGAAGCCAAAAAATTGGCCGCGACTGCAAAACTTGAAGCACTTGGTTTGACTGCTGACGATTTGAAGGCATTGGGTTTCTAATGTTCCCACAAGGCACATTGCCGCGTTTAATTCAGATTGCTCTGGCCGAGGTTGGCACAGCTGAGACTGGAAACAACGAGACAAAGTATGGCAAACACATGAAAGCCGACAAGCTGCCATGGTGTGGGTCATTCCTTAATTGGTGCGCGGATCAAGCTGGTGTCAAAGTGCCAAATGTAGTCAGCACCAAAGCCGGAGCTGAGGCATTTAAAAAAAACAAGCAATGGCACGAAACACCTAAGATTGGTGATTTTGTGTTTTTCGATTTTATCATTGATGACAAGGTTACAATCAATCACATTGGTTTAGTGATCCGAGTATCGGAGAAACAAATCGTGACAATTGAAGGCAACACCAGCGGTGCTGGCGATCAGCGCAATGGCGGCGAAGTCATGGTGAAATCAAGAACTTTGGGAGCAAGGTCATTTGTTGTCGGTTACGGCCGTCCAGCTTATGGCCCGTTTTCGGGTGATTTGCCCGACCGACCAAAAGGAGAAAAATAATGGATAAAGCAAAAGCAATTGCCGCATCATGGGCTCGCTCATACATCGCAGCTGCATTGGCCGTTTATATGGCTGGTGGAGATTGGAAGCAAATAGCAATGGGTGGCGTGGCAGCTGTTGTGCCCGTCATTTTGCGCTGGCTCAATCCAGCTGACAAAGCATTTGGATCAACTGGAAAGTGATTTTGAAGCTACGCGCGGCAGGTTTAGCTTTAGGTTTATCGCTAAGCCTTGCCGGGTGTGGTTATGATGGATGGGTCAGGTATCCATGCCAAGAATTTGAGAATTGGAAAAACCCGGAATGTCAAAAACCACAATGCCAAGTAACTGGCACCTGCACCGAGGATGTGATTGGTGATGGCCTCCAAAAATAAAGAACGATTGAGCCAAGAGGACATCAAAGCGCGGCTTATGTTTCTAATTGGCTCGGTTTTGGCCATTGTGTTTCTCGTTGTTACTTTAGGCATTACTTACGCTTTGATTTTTGTAACTCAACCAATTGGCAACCAATCTCCTAATGATGCAGCTTTCATTGATTTGCTAAAGACTTTGGCAATCTTTCTTACCGGTTCATTGGGTGGTGTGTTGGCATCAAATGGCCTCAAAGACAAACCAAAATCAGAATATGAAAAAACTATTGAACGGCGTTTAAGCGGTAACGACACGCCATGATTTGAGCGTGATTCTTGAAAATGTCGGCTGTGCCTGTCACTCTGTATTTGGGAGCTGAGACACGGCTCCCAGAAACGGGAGCAAAAAATGACATCAGGTGAAATTGGTGTGTTTATATTTATGGTTGTGGCCTGCATTTTATGGGCCATTTGCAGCTATGCGGTGGGATACAAAGAAGGCCACAAAGATGGCTATCAGCGAGGCAAGGCCGTAGGCCGACATGCATCAGGTCAGGCGGTGCGCTAATGGCGTTCATGGACTCATACGAAGGCAATAAAGAGCGGACTGACAGGTGGATTGCCACATATCCGCAAGGCCGGCTTGAAACGCACATCATTGAATTTAATGCCGAAAAAGGCTATGTGCTGGTTCAAGCTAAAGCATGGCGCAATCAGACCGAGATTGATCCTGCCGGCATTGATTATGCACATGGGTTTCTTGCAGCTTACAGCGAGAAAATGAGGCGTTGGATGGTTGAAGATACTTGCACCTCAGCTTTGATGCGCGTGATGGCCTTGGTTATGGGTGGCACGGAAAAGGCCACAAAGGAGGTTATGACATTGGTTAAGACGGAAACACCAGCTGCCGACTATGACTACTGGACAACAAAGCATGGCGATGTGCCAAGCTATAAGACCAGAGAAGAAGCCGAACAAGTTGATGAAACTGGATGGGCGGTTAATGGCGTGCCAATGTGCGCACATGGATCAATGCGATGGAATCAAAGCAAACCGGATGCACCTAAAGCTTGGGCGGGATACTTTTGCAGCGAAAAAATTAAAGAAAAGCAATGCAAACCTCAATGGTATGTATTGACCAGCGATGGCACCTTTAAGCCGCAGGTCTGATTATGACAAAAAAACGATTGATTGTAAGCCTTTTGATTGTTGAAATTGTGCTATTAATGGCAATGATTTGGATATCGGTAAAATGAGCGATTACATTGAAATCATCCATCCACAGAGCATGACAGCCAAATTGCTATGCAATGGTGTGCTGGTGGAAGAATACAAAATTGAGCAATGTGACAAATGCTCACAGCTAAGGCGATTAGATCAATTTGGCTACCAAAAAGGTTATGACCGAACCGAAAACATCATTTGGTTTTGTGGTGAATGCCGATGATAAATCGCATTGAGGAGGTGCAATGCATGATTGCAGCCATATCACATTGCCATGACAGGTCAGCCGACCACAGCTCACGCATCGTCAAAAACCTTTCATGGTTCGAGTATGTGGCACAAATGGGCGAATCAATGTTGGCTGAGATGGTGGTGGCCAAGCGATTAGGTTATGACTATCAACCTGGCATCACATGGGATAAATCAAAGGCCGATGTGGGCGAACACATTGAGGTCAAATGGTCAGCTAATCCCAACAGCAATTTGTGGATACAGGAGAGCGACCGAGAAGATCGTGACATTGCGGTGCTAGTTGTAGGCAACACACCAAAAATGCACATTGTCGGCTGGATGCCCGTAGCTGTGGCCAAGAAGCCGCGATACAAAAACACCAGTCAAAACAATTGGACTGTGCCACAGGTTAATCTGCAACCCATTGAGACATTGATAAGGAGCAATTATGCACATCCTGCAATTTGATTGCGCAATATGCAAGAAGCTTTACGGAAAGCCTAAGCAACGCTTTGGATTAAAGAAAGGTGCTGAATTAACAGAGCATGAATGGTTTGCTCAATGCATGGGATGTGGCACATTTGGCATAAAGATTGTGGATGATGCTCGAATTGCTGAGTTGAGCCAATGATAAAGTTATCCACAGGTGTTATCCACAAGTGTGTGAAAGCTGTGGGACTCGCTCAAGATTACGCGGGGTTCTTGACAGCATCATTACCATCTACACGAGGTAGCGAGCCGGTTAGCCGGATAGCTCGCAGCCGATGTTTGATGGTTTTGGCCGTGCTATGTGTAATTGGCATTACACCGGCACATGCAACAAAAGATGTTAAACAAACGACATCAATTGATTCTCTTAAGCTTTATGCACATTCAAGGATCATTAACTACAAAGAGTTCCAATGCTTTAACATATTGATAACCAAGGAAAGCAATTGGAGAGTAGAAGCTATCAATCCAAATGGCAATCACTTCGGCTTAGGTCAAATGCGTAATACCAAGTATCGCAACCTTGATGGGTATCGCATGATTGACTGGAGCATTCGCTATATTGCCCACAGATATTCAGGATCAAGCTGCAAGGCTTATGCCCATTGGCAGAAGCATGGGTGGCATTAGTGTCTTATCACTCTCAAAGAGCAGGTAACAGCTCCAAATGGAAGCAAATACGAAAGCGCATTATTGCCAGAGATCAAGGCATTTGTGCCTACTGTGGGGTTGAAGGTGCCACGACTGTGGATCATGTTTTGCCGGTTGCACGGGGCGGTGACGATAACGAGTCCAATTTGGTCTGTGCATGCGTAAGATGCAACACATCCAAAGGAAAGAAGATGCCGTTCGATTTTTTTGAGCCGGTTTCCACAACCAAGCTTACCCGGGGCTTCTTTGTACCCGAAAACGACAGCCAAAGCCATGAATAGTGATGGTCAGGTCATAGTTGAACCCATGCCGGTTGAAATCGTCTCAGATAGGCTGCAATCGGTTTTTGAACCGGTCACAGAGCCTAGAATTCACTCACCGCTCAATGATTTGCCTACACGCGGCTTTGAGCTGATTGATTTTGCTGCACAGATCATTGAAGGCGGTTTTATGCCATGGCAAAAGTTTCTGGCTGAGCATTCTCTCAAGATAAAACCCGATGGCCGCTACCATCACCCAATATCGGTGGCTACAGTCGCACGCCAAAATGGTAAGAGCACTTACATGATGGCCAGAATCTTGATGGGTTTATTTCATTGGCAAGAATCGTTGCAAGTCTCCACAGCTCACCGGCTGGTGACATCGCTTGAGCAATTTCGGGCAATCGTGCAAATTGTAGAGAGCCATGATGATTTGGCCAAGCGGGTCAAGCGCATTAGGTGGCAACATGGAGCCGAGGAGATTGAAACACTAGAAGGATCGCGTTTTATCATCAAAGCTGGTGGATCGGCTGCTCGAGGATTGAGCAAACCCGAAAGCATCCACATGGATGAAATCCGAGAGCTGCACGACATGGAGACATTTGCCGCAATGCGATACACATTGATGGCTGCCAAAAATCCACAGGTCAATTGCTTTTCCACGGCCGGAGATAGTCACAGTATTGTGCTCAACCAATTGCGAGAGCGCGGATTGGCGGCAGCTAGTGGTGCTCCCGATAATGTAGGTTATTTTGAATGGTCGGCACCGACTGATGAAATCTCTTTAGAAAACGCGGCTTTTGCAAATCCGGGCCTTAACATAACAATCCACCCCGACAATATCCGAGCCGTTTTCAATGATCCTGCCGATGTGGTGCAAACCGAGGTTTTGAATCGTTGGGTTCAAACAATCTCAAGTGTTATTGGAGCCAAAGAATGGCAAGCCTGTGGTGATGAAACAATTGACCTAGATATTGACAAGCTGACATGGATGGCAATTGATATTTCACCCGACAGAAGAAATGCAGCACTCGTGGGAGCGCAAAAGCTTGGATCAGAGAGTTTTGTGATAAAGCTGCTTCACACATGGGAAAACACCATACAGCTAGATGATCGGGCAATTGCAAATGATGCAGCTGCTTATTGCAGAAAATATCCTATTGAGTATTTGCTTTACTCACGGCGCACGACCGGGGCCATTGCGGCGCGTATGGTGCCAGCCGGTATCCCAATCCACGACATGGATTCGGCTTACCCGCAAGCCTGTGATGAATTATTGGGTGCAATCAATTCTGGTCGCTTAAAACATCGAAATCAATCAACGCTGACGGAACAAATGCTTTCAGCTGTGCGATTGCGTAAAGGCGATGGTGGGTGGGTTATTGGAAGGCGTGCCAGCGGAACGGCCGTGGCCGCCGCGGTGGCCGCCGCATTATGCACGCACTTCGCGACACGCCCAGAAACCGAAATAGACATTTTAGTGGGTTGATGCTTGACATTTTGAGAAAATGGGTGCATGGGATTATTTGACCGCAAACGCACCATTGAAACAGTCGCGCCATCGCGCGGTGCTGATGTTGCTGCACAAATTGGGCCAGCTCCAACACTAGATGCGTTTTATCCATTTGGTGGAGCTGATTATTTGGCAACCCGCGAGGAAGCTATGTCTGTGCCAGCAATTGCTCGCGCTAGAAACATGATTTGTAATTCCATCGCAACAATTCCGCTTATTACGCGCGATAAGGCCACCGGCACAATTATTGACCAACCGATTGTGATTGATGATCCGGATCGTAGAGTGCCGGGGGCTGTTAGTTGGGTATGGGCGTGCGAGGATTTATTATTTACGGGATTTTCATATTTTCAAGTAATGTCGCTTTTTGCCGACACATTCAGAGTAAGAGAAATGTGGCGCGTTGCTCCTAATCGTGTTGGTGTCTTTTTAAACGATAAAGGCACACAAATTGAGTATTACACAGTCGATGGAATGCAAGTGCCAGATACTGGTGTTGGATCACTTGTTGTGTTTTATGGCAATGATGAAGGTTTGTTAAATAGAGCTGGTCGCACAATTCGCGCTGGTGCAGAGCTTGAGCGAGCAGCTGCAATGTATGCACGCGAACCGGTGCCATCAATGGTTTTAAAATCTAATGGCACAGCATTGCCAGCTGACCGCATTGCAAAATTGCTTGATGCTTGGGGGGCAGCGCGAAGAAATCGCGGAACGGCATTCCTCAATGCGGACATCACAATGGAAACTGTTGGCTTTACACCAGAGCAAATTGGCCTAAACGCAGCTCGGGAAATAATTGCAACCGAACTAGCCAGAGCAGTTGGCATTCCGGCCTACTTTATTGACGCGCCGACTGGATCATCCATGACCTATCAAAACGCCCAAACGGCGCGCCAAACTCTTTTGGATTTTTCGCTGCTCCCGTTAATGAACAGCTTGACCAGCCGGCTCTCAATGCCAGATTTTACGCCATCAACACAACGCGTTGAATTTGATTTGAAGGCGTACCTACGCGGATCAGAAAAAGAGCGTGCAGAGATTTACAAGATTTTGTTCGACATCGGAGCAATCACTACCGATGAAATTAGACAAATGGAGGATATGATCTCATGAAGCTAACAACACCGATGGAAATCACGGCAGCTGATTCTGATTCAAGAACAATCACCGGTCGCATAGTTGCATTTAACGAGCAAGCAAATGCCAGCACAGGCAAGGTCACTTTTGCTCGTGGATCAATTGTGCCTCAAGATGTTTTTTTAAACCTTGAGCATGACAACACACGCCGAATTGGAAAGAGCATTGCCATGAGTGTGAATGATAAGGAAATGACAGCGACTTTCAAGATTGCTAACACCACAGCTGGCACCGATGCGCTTACAGAGGCAATGGAAGGCTTACGCGATGGATTCAGCATTGAATTGGCTGTTGATAATTATGAAATGCAAAAAGATGGCACCATGAAAGTTTTAAATGGCCAGCTAAAAGGCGTGGCACTCGTTACTGAACCAGCCGTGCGATCTGCACGCGTTTCAGAGGTAGCAGCATCAGAAGATTCTGAAACTGAAACAGTTACAGAGACAACAAACCTAAATGAAGGAGACAAAGTGGATAACACTACCGAAAACACCGCTCCTGCCGCTGAACCGGTAGAGGCTCCAGCTGAGGCTGTGCAGGCATCACGACCTGCTTACTACACAGCTCCACGATCACCAATTGTGTCAAAGGTTTCATACCTTGAGCACTATCTAAAGGCAACAATCCTTCATGATGAGGATTCACGCCAATATGTAAAGGCAGCAGATAACACAACAGGAACAGCACCCGGAATGGTGCCAACACCACAAAGCACACAGGTTGTTAATGCATTGGCTAACGCTGATCGCGGAATGATTGATGCGCTAAGCCGTGAAACGCTTGTTGGCGAAGGAATGACATTTGAAATTCCTCGCGTTACTGCTGTACCAACTGTGGCAAATGTTGCAGAAAATGCAGCTGTTACAGAATCATCACTATCAGCAACATTTTTGAGCGTACCTGTTCAAAGCTTTAAAGGTAGAGCCATATCTACTGTCGAGCTCATTGATAGATCACGGCCTGAGTACCTCACCGCGCTCCTTCAAAATCTTGAATTCGCCTACGCTAAAGTAACTGATGAATTTGCCGTTGGCACAATTGCTGGTGCAGGTCAGCAAACTGGTGTCAATGCAAACTCATCAACAGGTTTCTTGGCTTACACATCTCAAGCTGCTGGTGCTGTTTATTCATCATCACTTGGCTTTGCTCGCAACATCGTTGTTTCTCCTGGACAATGGACAAACATCATGGGCTACAACGACAATGGCGCACCGCTATACAACGCAGCGCAACCATCAAATGCAGCCGGTAATGTGAGAGGCGATTCATTGCGCGGTGTAGTTTCACCGGGTTTAAACCTCTTTGTTTCTCGCTCAATTGGCAACGCTGGCCCAACAACATCAACCGGAGATTTCTCAATGGTCGTTGTTAATCCAGATGCTTGGACATGGTATGAGTCACCACGCTTTACATTGCGCACAGCAATCCAGAGCGATGGAACGATTGACATTCTTTACTACGGCTATGCAGCAATTGCTCCAAAGATTCCATTTGGCGCATGCTGGAACCAGACCTGATAACTAAAAAATCAAAATCGGTAGCGGTCGCTCCCGAACGCTACTGACACGAAAGGAACTGAGATGCCAGCAATAGTCACAGCCTCACAGCTTAGATCAATTCTTGGTGTCTCAGTTTCTTTGTATTCTGATGCACAGCTTGATTCATTTATTGATTCAGCCGAGCAAACAATTTTGCCTTTACTTACGCAATACCAATCATCGGTGACATTTGCCAATGTGGATAATTCCGTCATTTATTTCACAACAATCCGGCCAAATTATTTTGTGCCGGGGCAATCTGTCATTGTTACCGGGGCCGGAACCTACAATGGCACTTACACAGTCACCGATGATCGTATTGAGCCATTTACCTTTACAGCTGCAACAGCGGCGGCTGACCGAGATTACCCATTGCCATTTATTCCAAGCGCATTGGCTACATTAAGCGGATCATCAGCTGCACAGCTGTACGCAAGCACACCGCCGATTGAAAACGCAATCTTGGTTGTTTCGGTTGAGATTTTTCAGAGCATTACAGCTCCCGGCAATCAAATTATGTCAGACACATTCCAACCGCAACCATTTATTTTAGGCCGTAGCCTTACAAATAGAGTCGTTGGATTACTCGGGCCATTTTTGGATGTTGAGGCAATGTGCCAATGACAATTGAAGCTGACATCAGAACACCATTGCAAACAACACTTTCAACAATTGCAGCCAATGTCTATAACGGCATTCCAGAGACAATGACTAGCCCAAGCATTGTTTTAATCCCGGGAACGCCGTATTTGGAAAGCGTTTTAATTAATGGCGCAACAACCAAAGTTAAAATTAATTTGACTGTAACCGGTGTTGTTGCTTATATGAACAACGCAGCGGCTTTGGACAATCTAGAACAATTAATGATTGACATTATTAGCACAATGCCCGATGGATATGAAGTCGGGGATGTAAATCAACCTCAATCATTGGAAGTCGGTGCAGGTAAATACCTCATTGCCGATTTACAAGTTAGCACCTACTACACCAACTAAGGAGAAATCATGCCAACAACTATCGTGACCGGCAGAGATATCACATTCACCATTGCTGGTGATACTTATGATGCTCAGGCCACATCCGCAATCCTAACTATTGATTCAACAATCAATACATATCAAACTTTGGACGGCAAGGCGTTTTTTACGACTGACTCGCAAGGATCGTTTGCTGTTGAAATGCTTGCCGATTGGCCAGCTGGTGGATCATTGTGCAACGCACTTTGGACAGCGGCAGACACAGCACCAAACACACCATTGGCGGTTGTCTTTACAGCTGCATCAGGATCGGTGTTCAACTTTGATGTCCAGCCAATTTTCCCATCAGCTGGAGGCACAGCACCGGATGCACAAACTGTCTCACTAGCATTTACCTGTGTGACTACACCAACACTATAAAAAGGAGATCGGGAGCATGAAATTACCAATAACGATTGAGTTTGTTTCGGGGGATAGCGCAACATATACCGCGCTACCACCGGAATGGATGAAGTGGGAACAGAAAACCGGAAACACAATTCAGCAAGTAGCCGAGAAATTGGGAATTGCTGATTTGATGTTTTTGGCGTATCACTCAATGAAGCGCGAGGCAGCCGGTAAAACTGTTAAGCCATTTGAGGTGTGGTGCGAAACTGTAACTGACATCAGCATGGGAGAAACCGAACACCCAAAAGTTACGAGCCGGGAACAATAAACCGGATTATTTGGGAATTGGCCATCACCACCGGATTGTCACGATCAGAGTTTCAAACAGCGGAAGATGTTTTAACTGTGTATGACATTTTGAGGAGGCGCAATGGCAACTAAATCGTCCAGAGACACCGGCACCTTTTCTTTTACTGTTGAGCCTTTAGAATTAAAAAATCTATTTAGGCTTTTGTCTGCATTGCCAAAAGAAGTGCAAGATCAAGTCAGAACCGAAGCTAACACAATGTCAAAAAGGCTTGCCGGGCAATTGATGCAATTTGGCCTTGTATCTCCAACACCACAAGCAAAATTGGTAATGGAATCAATCACCACACCACGCGATCGTCTTATTCGTGTTGATATTGGTGGCACAAAGCAGGTTGGCCGCAAGTATGGCGGAAAAACAGGTAAAGGCGGCAAGCGCACAAATCAATCACGAGCTGCCGCTGGAACGCTTTTATGGGGATCAGAATATGGCTCCCATCCCGGTATTGATAGAGCTGGTAGAAGATACACAAACAGATTTACGGCTCCAGCAAATCCAAGCGGTTATTGGATAACACCAGCTGTTGATTTCTACACACCGGTTGTGGCCAAGGAGTATATTGCAATGGTTCAAACACTTATCAGAGCGAACGGACTCGATTAATGGCTAAAATTCCAAAAGTCACAGTAACCTTCGATGCTGATTTAGATTCATTAAAAAAAGGTGTTAAAGGCGCAACAACCGAGGTTGATTCATTTGGCACTAAGGTTGGGGATTTTAGCAAAAAAGCCGCTTTAGCGTTTGCCGCTGTGGCCGCTGCCGCTGGAGTAATGGCCATTAAAATTGGTGTAGATGCTGTCAAAGCTGCAAGCGATTTAAGCGAAACCATTTCAAAAGTCAATGTGTTATTTGGTGACACAGCAAAAGATATTGAAGATTTTGCAGATAGTGCAGCATCATCATTAGGCCAGACCAAGCAACAAGCGTTGGATGCAGCTGCAACATTTGCGACATTTGGCAGAGCTGCCGGACTAAGTGGCAAGGATTTATCAAGTTTTTCAACCGGCTTTGTTTCATTAGCTTCTGATCTTGCTTCATTTAACAACACATCACCCGAGCAAGCAATTAATGCAATTGGCTCAGCTTTACGCGGTGAAGCCGAACCATTGCGTGCGTATGGCGTTTTGCTTGATGATGCATCATTGCGCCAAGCCGCTCTAGAATTGGGAATTGTCAGCACAACCAAAAACGCATTAACACCACAGCAAAAGGTTTTGGCAGCTCAGGCTTTAATCTACAAGCAAACATCAGCCGCACAAGGTGATTTTGAGCGCACCAGCGATGGCCTAGCCAATAAAACACGCATTCTCACAGCTCAATTAGAAAATGCCAAAGTCACTATTGGTGAGGCACTTTTACCGATAGTTTTAGAATTGGCCACTCTGTTTTCGGAAAAGGTCATACCAATTGTGCAACAAGTTGCGGATGCTTTTGGATCGAATGCAGATGGTATGGACGGCACATTGCGTACTTTGGCCGATGGAATTAAAGGTTTTGTGCAACCTATTTTTGAAGGATTCAAATCGGCTTTTGACAAAATCAAAGCAACTGTTATTGAAAACAAAGATGAATTTAAAGCATTTTTTGATGTTGTTAAAGCTGCCGCGCCTATCATTGGAACTGTTATCGGCAAGGCTTTTAGCATAATTGGAGACATTGCCAGCGTTGTTCTTAATGTTTTTGCAAATGTTGTTGGAGCCTTGAAAGGATTAATTAACACGGCAATTGATCTTGCAAACATTGCAATTCGTGCTGCTAATATCGTCAAACCCGGTGCAGACATAAGCCCAATTTCTAAAATTGGCACATCAGGTTTTGCAACATCAGGCGCACCGGGCGCGATTTCAGGTGGTCGAACAACCGGAGGTGGCACGACTGGTGGTGGAATCACAACCGGCGGAACAACCGGCGGAACAACTGGTGGCACAAACGCAAACACGATTCTTAATGAAGCGGCATCAACATTCACAAAAGCTGCCGTAGCAACAAAAGCGATTGCTGGTGCATTTACAGATTCACAGAATGCAGCTCGATTGGCAGCCCAAGGCAGCGGCGGTTTTACCGATTCTCAAAACGCTGCACGACTTGCCGCGCAAGGTGGAATCACAATTAATGTCAATGCGCCATCAATTATTGATGAGGAGGCATTTAGCCGTGCGACCACAAACGCTCTAAACAACTCAAGTTTTAGAGGCACAAACGGAGCTTCAAATCTGGTGTTTTTATGACACTTTTCAATCCTGTTTGGCGTGTCACTATTGGCGGCGTTCAATATCAAACAGCCATTTTGGCCAATCTAACGATTACCAGCGGTCGCACTAACATTTATGAACAAGCAAATGCCGGTTACACGAACCTTGAAATCATCAATTTAGATCAATCAAATGTGCTGATTGAAATCAATGATTCGCTGACCATTGAATTGCAAGATTCGACAGCTACATTTGTGCCAATTTTTGGTGGGTCTGTCGTTGATGTAGGCATTGCCGTGGCCGAGGTTGGCAGCGTTGATTATGCTCAACGCATCAGAATTGTTGCATTGGGCGCATTGTCCAGATTGCCAAAGGCATTGACAGATGGTGTTTTATCGCAAGATTTTGATGGAGATCAGATTTACACCATTTTAAAAGAGGTGTTGTTTTTGTCATGGCAAGAAGTGCCACAAGCATTAACATGGGCAACTTATGATCCAACGACCCAATGGCAAGATGCCGAAAATAGTGGATTAGGTGAAATTGATCAGCCGGGCAATTATGAGCTTGCAGCTAGGACATCCTCAGTCATTGATGTTTATTCGCTTGTTTCGGCTTTGGCCACATCAGGCTTGGGCTATATTTATGAGTCGAGCACGGGCCAAATTAGCTATGCTGATTCGACACACCGCACAACATATTTAGCCGCCAATGGCTATGTTGATCTGACTGCCAATCAAGCTCTGGCATCAGGTTTGAGTATCCAATCCCGTGCTGGTGATGTGCGAAACACCATTACGCTGAAATATGGCACGAATTCACAAAATGAGGTCAGCGCGGTTGATTCTGCATCGGTTGGCTTATATGGCCAGCTCGCACAGATTTTCACAACAACTATTAAGCATCAAGCCGATGCTCAAGATCAGGCCGATTTCTATTTGGAGTTAAGAGCCTACCCACGCTTTAATTTTAACAACATTACATTTGAGCTGACCAATCCAGAGCTTGATGATGCCGACCGCGATGATCTAATCAATGTCTTTATGGGTATGCCTGTCAATATAGCCAATTTGCCACTTAACATGAATTCCGGCGATTTCTTGGGTTTTGTTGAAGGCTGGACATTTTCGGCCCGATATAATCAGGTGAGCGTTTCAATGATAGTTTCACCAATCTCATTCTCATTGCAAGCCATGCGATGGAACGATGTGCCGGTGACAGAGCAATGGAACACAATCAATCCGACCTTGGATTGGATTAATGCCACAATTGTGGCGTAAGGAGAAAAACTAGTGAGCAATCCTACGAGTTCGTTTGGCTGGCAAATGCCCACGGCCACAGATTTGGTTACAGATTTGCCTGCCGATTTTGAGGTTTTTGGTCAAGCTGTTGATACAGCTATGGCCGATTTACTAGGTGGCACATCAGGCCAAATTTTGGCAAAGAATTCAAATACTAATATGGATTTTGTGTGGATTACAAATGATGTTGGTGACATCACAGAGGTCACAGCTGGCACAGGCATTTCAGGCGGTGGCACATCAGGTGCGGTAACGATTACAAACTCAATGGCCACAGAAATTACGGCAAAAGCCGATTTAATTGTCGGTACTGGCAATGCAGCTTTTGACAATTTACCGGTTGGAGCAAATGGAACAGTTCTGACAGCTGATTCCACAGTCAGCCCAACAGGCTTGAAATGGGCTACACCTTCTAGTTACACACTTTTAACATCAGGTAATTTACCAACTGGCGCCAATACAGTAACCATTTCAAGTTTAAGCCAGGCTTATCAGGATTTAGTTATTGAAATCTACGGAGTGACTTTCGGAACTGCTGCTGGTTATGGTGTTTTTACAGGCGGTGTTGCGTGGGGCAGAAACTCAGGAACAATTTTATCCGCAGACACTAGCACGGGTGATGCTTGCTCACAAGAATATCCACGATTTGTTGATAAAACTTGGACAACACAAAGTAATAATACAATGACAATTAGAGTTTTTAATTATACTGCTACTTATCGCAGAGCATATGCTTTTACGGGATTAGTAACTGACAGTTCTAGTGTTGCTTGGGGAACAAATTGTGGTGGTGCTATAAATAATGCTACTGCTCTAAGTGCAATCACTATACAGTCAATTTTTGGATCAAGTCCAAACTTTACCGCTGGTGCATACAAAATATGGGGAGTCAAATAATGAGTTTTCAAATTGTTGAAATAAATGCTGAAACAGGTGAATCTGTTAAAAGAGACGCAACTCCAAAAGAGGTGCAAGATAGACTCAAAATAGAAGAAGAATTAACACAGGAAGCCACACTAAAAGCGGAGAAAGAGGTTAAACGCAAAGCGGCTGAAGCAAAACTGGCGGCACTTGGTTTAACTTCAGATGATTTGAAGGCTCTTGGATTGTGACATTTCCACAAGGCACATTGCCTCGTTTGATTCAGATTGCTCTGGCCGAGGTTGGCACAGCTGAGACTGGAAACAACGAGACAAAATATGGCAAACACATGAAAGCCGACAAGCTGCCATGGTGTGGGTCATTTCTCAATTGGTGCGCCGATCAAGCTGGTGTGAAAGTGCCAAATGTAGTCAGCACCAAGGCTGGAGCCGAAGCATTCAAGAAAAACAAGCAATGGCACGAAACACCAAAGATTGGTGATTTTGTGTTTTTTGATTTCATTATTGATAACAAGGTGACAATCAATCACATCGGTTTAGTAATACGGGCATCAGAAAAACAGATTGTGACTATTGAAGGCAACACATCAGGCGGTGGGGATCAGCGCAATGGTGGCGAAGTCATGGTCAAATCAAGAACTTTGGGAGCAAGGTCATTTGTTGTCGGGTACGGCCGACCAACTTATGGCCCGTTTTCGGGTGATTTGCCCGACCGACCAAAAGGAGA